CCTCACCTCAAGATTGGCGATTGTCAGGATCGCCCCTCATCATCCATCATGACGAGGATCTACTGTCCAAGCTTAGTCCTCCCCATCGTATATAGCATCGCGTTTCCACCGAGGGTGGAAGTCGATGCCCATAGCTGTAAAGAGGTTTTCGAACCAATTTCTAAACTTGGACCGGTGGTATAATAACGTATAGGCGTCAGCTAATTCCTCAAGTATCTCCGGCTTAGCGTGCAAGATTGTACAAGCATGCTTGCCGTGGTACAAGGGTTCAACGTTGCGCCCATTGAAGAGCATTCCAGCAAATTCATTCGCTTCTGTAGCCTGCTTCACTATACAGAAGCTGGACAGAGCGTCTAGGTACTTTTGCAAGTCCCTAGGTTTCTGCTGTAGGGTATCATCACCCATTGACATGAGATACCCGGGGGTTAAGCCTATCTCAAAACAAACTCGAAGGTCCAACAAATATTGGGCAATCGAGTTGTCAGCTATAGTGTTAACACACCCGCTCTTCATCACTCCTGGAGTTTTTTGTCGCAGCAAAACTCCTCCACTAGTCACTAGAACCGGATTGTCATAAAGAAGATGGTAGCGCGCTCGTGCTAGCTTCAACCAGGCTGCGTTCATGTTATCACACAGCCTTGTTCTGAGCTCAAGGCACTGGTCCAGAATCCACTTATGGACGGTCCAGTCCCAAGAGCTCTTATCTATAGCGAGCCACTTCAACTTCGGCATGACTTTCCAACCCCCTACAAACGGGCTCCAGCCGACCATGCTAGGCACATTATGCCAATTGGCGTACATCGTTTCATTCATGTCGTCAAATAGCAGATGATCTATTATTTGGTCGACGATTGAAACGGAACTTATTATTCTGTACCTATGCTCGGTCAACTTCTTCTCTTTCAAGGGCTCAGGCTTTATGAAGAGGCGTATGGGATCACAATCCTCCTCACCATCGAGCAGCTTGCCAAGACGATGCTGCACCGCTTCCCAGACCCTCTCAACTGCGTCAGGATCTTTCTCCCCATCAGCGTTCACTCCAAAGAGATGAGCGTTGACTGGGATTCTAACGCAGTAAGGGTAGCCTGGGCTGCTCTGCATGTCAAGCTTTTGCAAGACTCGATCAAAGTGAGCCCTCGAGATGAAGTCTTCGGGGATCACCCAACGAGCTGAACGATGTTGTTGAACGGCTCGGTCGATGATCGCTTCACCCATGTTTCTGGGGGGGGGATCTTTACGAAGGCCTCTCCTCAACACACAATGCTTGGCTAAGGACTTTAGTTCAGCATTGTGGCCAAACTTTGGCCAGCCGTATCCCCTTGATTTTTGTTCAAGGACTTCTCGATACGGAGCAGGGACGAGGTCATTAGGGACAGGGTCTCCTCCAAAGACGGGGATCGGCTCCGATCTCCCGAGGAGCTCGAACTCCTCGAGGATGTCTTTTTCCTCCCCTTCTGTGAGGCTCGGCGCTTGGCTAAAAAAGGTCCGGTTTGAACAACGACCTTACTATCACCCGGGTAAGCGCTCTCTCCTTCAATCTTGACTTTAGTATGCGAATTAACCATATGCCGCTTCAGCGTCTCCGCCGTTCGGCATTTAGTTTCGCACAATTCACAATCGAAGGACACTCGCTTAGCACAAGTGAATTTAAGATGATTGCTCAATCGCAGTTCCGTTCTGCAAGCTATATCGCAATCTGGACACTTAAACTCCTGCTTCTCCGCTTTCTTTTTAATTGCCAGTTGCTGAAGCTCGCGCACGCATTCTTCTAGAGCCGTGACCCTAGCTGCGAGACCTGTAACATCAGCCAGTGTCAGCACCTCCTCCTTTGGAGAATCACTCTGCAACAAGAGTGGTTGTTGCACTATCCCCAACGGCACTAACTTCTTAGGCTTACTAGCGCTTTCCAAACCCAAGTCTTGATCGTAATCAATCTCGTCGTCCTCGTGCCAGGGTCTTGAATCTGGGTTGGCCAATCGTTCTTTTATCTGGGCCTTATCCCAGGCTTCAATTTGCTTTCCTATCTTAGATCCTAGGCTATAGACCGCCGCGGATTGTTCTCCAACTCCACTGGAGATGCCGAGAGCTGACGCCGACTCCTCTTTTAAGGGAGTCTTCGTCATGAGCTCTTCGACGAACAAAGCCGCAGAAACTCCCATATTGGTTGTGTTTGTGCAACCAGTATGCAAGCCGACGACTTTACCCATCAACTCATAAGCAGCTCCCGACATCCCGGGAATTGTACTTCCGGAATAAACTAACATTCCAAAAAGTCCACTTCGGTCCATAGATCCCATAGAGTAACCTCTGGGTCCATAGCATCTTGCGAATCCCCTGCACATGGACGCTGTCTTAGCGTTTTTCGCACCTAACTTGCTCCATTGCTCTTTCTCGAGATATAGATATGCTACATCAGCATGAAGCCGGCTGACTTCATACTGCTTGCGCATAACCATCTTCTGACCAGTGGGCCCCTGCAGCATAAGCTCAGAAACTGAGTTAAGTACATGCAGAGGAACCACCAGCCAGGAACCGACGCGGATCCCATAGCCCTGATGCGAATCCCCCAAAAGCCCTGGTGAAAGAACTTTCACCTGGTAACTGGGTATATCAGAGGCTGTGAAGTCCGAGCCGGGCTGCATTGACTCCAAGTGGATTCCTCTGAGCTTATAAGAGATTCTACGTAAGGATCTCATTAGAAGTCCAAAGGTTATCCATATGGATATTACCATTATTATAGCCACCAATAGTGTAGCGAGTAGGGTGGAATCTACTCGCTCAGCAAAATCTAGCAGCTTTTGTGCATATTGCTCCACCACATCTGGTTCAGGAGGGGATGGGGGGGGGCCGAAGGCATTCTTGGCTAACTCATAGAGCGCCAAGTGTTGCGTACGATACCAACCCAAAACCCAACCTGACAAACCTATCATAAGTCCGCAAAAAGCGGACCAGATCAAGGGGACGGTGACAGCCGCCACCAGCACTGCTAGAACCCACTTAAGGGCACGCGACAGCCAAGAACCGCATCTTGGCTGCGCCTCTACCTCCTCGCTCAAGGGGTTGTAGATCTGCTCACTATTCGTAGTCATTTCGAACGTCGACAGGCGTTAAGTACAATATTAAGTCTCTCGACGGCGCGGTATCTTCAAAAAGAAGAACGTTAC